GGATTGTAGTGGCAGGTGATCTTGATCTCACCCGGATCCTTGAAGCCTGGCCGGAACTCGCGGAAGCCGCCAGTCGAGGCCAGGTGGGTGAAGTCGACTTCCTCGACCGAACGGCCGGAAAGATTGATTGCAGTGACGTTGACGACGGGGGTGAAAACCTCCGGCGACTCGCCGTCGCCGACCTTGAAAACGGTTCCAAGGCCGACTTTACCAGTCGATGCTACCATGACAATTTCTCCTATGGTCAGCGGTTACCTGCGGCAGGCTTTCCGAGCCGCCGCGGCGTCCTCGGGAACCAGTGTGTTGATCCGGCACTTCCGGCATTGCCAGACCGGATATCCGCTCCACTTTCTTTCGATCATGGAGCAGGATGGGGTGGCCGAAACGACTGAGGCCGCCTTGGGGGCGGCCTCTTGTTCGGCAATCTGTTCGACCGCCAATGGCGCGTCTTCTTCGATCGGATCCGGCTTCTTGGCCGCCCGTCGGATGTAAACGCCACGCGGCATTTTCAGCCTCTTTTGTGTGAGTTACTTCTTCCGCGTGCGGAACGCCGCCGTGGAAATTCGGAGCCAAGCGCGCTCGCCGAGAACCTTCAGCACATTGCCTTTTTGGGAGTCGAATGCCGGGCGGAAGAATGGGTGCGGGCGGGCGCCTGGGTGACTGAAGCCGCCTTTGAAGCGGGGCTGGAAGTGCGGCGCTGTGCCAAATTCAACCAGATGCGCGATATACCGCGCGCGCTTAGCAAATGTGACCCACCAAACCCTGACCTTGGCGGTCCCCTTGATCTTGACGGACACGACGCCCTGGTCGAGATGTCCCCCTTTGGGGGCGCCGGTCGGCTGGGGGAAGAATGCCGAATGCTTGCCGGCATAGTTGCGGACCGAGACGGCGTTCTTCTCCGTCTCCTTGCGCATCGGCTCCAAAGCCGCCTCAAGGTCGACGTCCATCGCGCGGCCATCATAGACGCGACCAAGCTGCTGGATGCTGCTCCGGAGTTGAGTGTCCCCAGTCAGTTTGAAACCCTTGGCCATGACAGCCTCTTACGATCGCCAGCGGATGAAGAAGTCCAATGTGCGCCGGTAGGTCGCGCGATCATCCGAGTAATCGGTCCGATCGAGATCGGCGAATTGGGTGGCGACCCCAGTGAATGCGCCAATCGTGGCATTCACATTGTCCTGCAAGGCGGTCATCACCGCATCGCCCAGTGACATGACCTCTTCCGGCGTCGCGGCCATGCATTCGATGGTGACCCGGTTCCGGAAATACTTTCCTGCCCCCGTTAGCATGTGCTCGTCGTAGCCGCTGGCGATGTTGACCACTAGGCAGGGCATTGTCGCGCCTTGTGGCAGGTCAATGGGATAGATGCGCACCGCGGTCGTCTTCGTAGTAACCGCCGATGTCGCCTTAAGTTTGGTGATGGCGATCGAGAGCGCGCTCACTTCTGCCGCACTTTCAATTTCACAGTTTGGTCATGAGTCCGGCCGCCAGCAGTGACGATGCGGTTCAGTAGTTGATAGGCGACATCCGCAACGCCGGCCGACAGCCAGACCGTGGTTGTTGTGTCCGTGAGCGACCTTGTCCCAAGCGTGAGGCCTGAGCCCACCGGAATGGTCCATGTCGACGACGTGATCGTGTCTCCCGCGAGCCGGTCAGTCCAGTCAAGGACATAGTCCAGAACCTCGTCCGGATCTTTCGGATCCCAAGTGAGCGCCATGGCAGTGTCCTCTTACTCGGGAACGAATGCGACGCGGGTTTCGGCGGCGACTGTAGCGGTTCGAACTTCGGCAGGAATCGCAGCAACACGAGTCTCGGCCGCGACGTACGCGATCCTTGCCGGATCGGTCGGGCTTACAATGACTGTCGTGCCGCGTCCCCAGTATCGATCGCCGAAGAAGCGGAGTCCCCAGAAGCGGCGACCGAACATCTTACGTGGCGTCCAGAGTCACCGTAGGCCGATTGCCGTCTGAATCGGCGCTCGTGACAACGATGCGGTTCTTGCTGCCGTCGGCGCTCTTGTACTTCGGCGACGAGGTGTCGAGATTGACGCCGACGCCATAGAGGGCAGCGCGAGACAGCCGCAGGAAGTCCTGCACTGTTTCAGCATTCTCGAACGAAGACGCCAGGAGCGCAGCGGCATTGGCAGAGGCTGTCGGAATGGTGAGTGCGGCGATCGCCGCCAAGACTGCGTCATCCGCAGATGCAAGTTCCGCCGTCATCTCGGCATGGGTCGGGCCATCATAGTCCGCGAGCGCGGTGTCAACCTCTGCGTTGACTTGCGCAGCCGACACGTTGTTGAGCGCCGCGATGTCGCTTTGAATTGCGGTCGCTGCGGCAATGATCAATGATTGGTCGGCAGGATCGCTCGGCAGATTGTCGGTCTTTGCCTTGACTAGGGCGACCTGTGTCAAGACCGCATCATCAGCGGTTCCAAGTGCCGTCGCCAACTCGGCATTTGTAGGAAGGTCATCGACGCTTGCCTGCGAAGCGCGAGCATCGAGAATGAGGTCGAGCCGGCCGCCGTTCGCCCAATCGGTCTGCAGTTCGTTGGTGTCGGCCAGGATTGCCGCAACCTCGGTATCAAGGAAGTCATCGATCGCATCGACCTTGCCAGAGACCGTGGAGAGCGCTGAGGCTGTTGCTAATCCAGATTGGATTTCCGTCACCGCATCCGCTGCGAGGGCCGCCGCCGTCACGCTGTTCGCCGCAAGGCCGTTGACCAGCGTCACCGCAGCGATGGTGCGGGTCTGCACCTCGTCGGCGATCTCGCCGGCTGTTGGCGCGCTGCCGCCTGTTGGTGCCTGTTCCAGTGCGTTGGCGGTGAAGCGGAAGGTGCCGCCGTCGTCCTCGACCGTGTCGTCGAGCTTGTCGGTGCTCACCTTGATGGCATCGACAACAGTGTCGACCGTCGCCAAGTTGGTGATGATGGTGCCGATCTCGGTGTCGATGTAGCCGGCAACGACCGCGAGGTTTGCGGCGGTTGCGAGCGGCGATACAGCGGCGTCCAGTTCTGCCTTGGTTGGGGCGTCGTAGTCGGCCAATGCCGAATCGACCTCCGCATTGACCTGTGCGGCCGAAAGGTTGTTCAGCGCAGCGATGGATGCCGCCGTGGCAAGGCCAGCCTGGAGTTCGGTGGTGACATCGGCCGCAATCTTGGCCGCCGTAATGGCATCAGCCGCGAAGCTGCCCGCCGTGATGCCGCCAGATGCGACACTGGCGACAGAGCCGCCCACATTTCCGGTGACAGAGCCCACAGCGCCAGTGACGGAACCGACTGCTCCGGTAACGCTGGCAATGGTGACATCGCTGGCCACCTTGGCATCGGTGATCGCATCGGCGGCTATCGCAGTGGCGGTCAGCACGGCGGCAGCCATGGCGCCGACGCTGGCGTCTATGCGGCCCGAGACAAGGGCGGCGGGCAGAACGGCTTTGACGGCAGCAACGTCCGCGCTGACAGATGCGCCTGCCGGGGCACCAATACGCGCATAAGCGTCCCCGGTCATCGCGGGAGCGGTTGCGCCTTTCCAGTTGACGACATTGGTATCGACGCGACCATTCCCATCCTGGTTGATCTGCCCAGCGCCGGTGCCGCGCGTGTAGAGACCGCCAGCGGCTTCTGCCGCGGCATTCGGTAGTGCGGTCAGGCCGGCGCGAACGCTGTCCTGCGGGTCGATCGCGACCAGTTGCACATCACAACTCGCCTGCACCATGCCGGTGGCGCCCTTGAGCACAATGGCGACACTGTCGGCCCCGGTGGCGAAAGCCGCATCCGGCACGTCGAGCCGGTAGATGCCTGGCATGTTGGCAGCGTCGACTTCCTTGAACCCGCCAGACGACCATGCGGTGTTGGCGGCGGCCAGCGTAGCCAGCGTGATCGAAACCGCCGTGTTCTGGTTGCGCACGTAGTAGGCGACGAGGCTCGCCGTGTTGAAGACAAGCCCGGTCTTGCGCCCGCCGGTGGTCGACGTCGAATCCAGGATGTCGAAATAGATCGACTGACTGGTGGCGCCTTTTTTGACAGTTCGCATTGAACGTTTGCCCTTAACCTCAGCCGATGACCAGGCTGACGGCCGCCCAGCCGTTCGCCGTAGTGGTCGGGGCTAGATTGGTCGTAAATGTGCCCGCAGTCGTTTCGCCGGAGTTGCGGCTTCGGTAAGCCACGCCAAGACGGTTGCCGGTCGCGGTCGCGGGCGTCGTCAATGTCCCGACAGATGCAGCCATAGAGTCGCCGGCAACATTGTTGGCGGAAACTGCTGACGCAACCGCAACGCCCATCTGAAGATCAGCGGTGGCGACCGATACCGCCATGTTCCCGACATTTGTATTCGCTACAAGATTGCTCTGGAACGCGGTGTCATTATCGACAACGTCGCATCCCCCAGATCGACGAAACGCCATGATGTGGACAGACATGCGCTGCGATGTCGCCTGCGTCCACGTTGTCGACGCACCAGCGTCCCCGCTTTGCGCGACGCGCTTGTAGACGCTGGTGCTCTGTGTCGTGGTGCCGTTTTCGGTGCAAGAGACAGTCGAAACCAGTGTCCATCCGGCAGCAGGCGTCAATGCCGCCCTATGCATCACCGCTGCGATCAGGAGATCGCCTGTCGCAACACTGGCCGGGATCGTCTGGTTCTGGCTTGTCGCGGTTACATAGACCGTGCTTGATGCGGCGACAAAGGCAACCGGTTCCAGCACAAATTGATAAGACCCATCCATCGACCATTGCCGCATGCCGAGGATCGACATCACCAGATCCTTGCTTGGTCGGCCGGTTTGATCCCGGAGGTGAATGTCTGGATGTCAACGGGCATGGTTACCTACGCGACAATGGTCAGTGTAATCGACGGGAGACTCGCGTTTCCGCTCGAGTCAGTGACCTTGAAGGTGACTGGATAGTCGCCGGCCGTTGTTGGTGTTCCGGAAATCAGACCTGTCGAGGACGAGAGGCTGAGACCTGTAGACAGTGATCCGGCAGAGACAGAGTAGACCTTCGTGCCACTTCCGCCGGCACACGAGATACTGAAGCCTGCGAATACGACGTTTGCCTGCCCGTCGGGGATGGCCTCAGTGATCGCGATCGACAGCGGTGCCGGCCCAATGACCGAATCCTGCACCGTGCACTCGATGATGCAGTCCCGCTGGAACTGCCCATCCGGCAGCGGCGCCTTGATGTCGAAATTCATCCCGTTGTGGACGATCCTCATCGTCGTATCGAGGCCGACGACTTCCTCATACCTTGTCCGAAAGCGCCAAACCTCTTCTGAGTATCGCTGCTTGGTCGCCGGGTCGAAGTGTTCTCGGCCGCGGCGGACTTCCACTTCACAAAGAGGCGATCGCCAGGTCTGCCAGACCATGTTTGGCGCGTTCAGACTGTCGACGCCGACCTGAACCTTGCGCTGGATCTCGATCTGGTTACGAAGGACTGAGCCGCGCATGCGTTAGTCCTCATTAAAGCTGTCATACGAGTTGCTAATTTTTAGCGCAGCGCGCAGGTCATCCATGGCGAACAGTACGTTTCGGCTGATCAGCGTCTTGTTCTGCTCAAGGATGGTCGCTTCTGTGTTTTCGAAGTAGTGGCCGGCCAAGAACTTGACCATCCTCTTGACCTTGCCGTTGTGCTCAGCGTAGCCGGCCGTATAGGTGACCGACACCGCGCGCGGCGCAGCAGTGACAGACGGCCAGGCGCTGACCGGATGGACCTCAGGAACAAGCATGCCGCTCTTGACGACATAGTCCGCGGAGTCGACGACGTTGTCCGGACTGCTTCCGTCCTCAATCATGATCGCGCCAAGGCTGATCAACGGAGGATATGGGAGCAAGATCGGAAGCGGCTTGCCGCACTCGTCATTCCCTGGGAATTTCGTCATGTAGCGCTTGTAGGTCGTGGTGAGCAGCGTCCTGTTCAGTTCACCGCCAATGCCGTGCAACTTATCAACAACGTCTTCGAGGATTTCTCCGAGCAAAGTGTCGTGCGCCGCGATGGTCGACGAGATGCGGAGATGCCGCTTGAGTTCCGCGACGGACACGATGTCGGTTGCCTCATCCGTCGGAGGCGTGACGATCTCAATGTCGAGCATGGATGTTCACCTGGTCTTGTAGCCAGGGCCACGGCCGGCCGGCTGCATGTCGCGAACGACACGATCGACTTCCTTGCCCTTTGGGCGCGTCACCGGCTTCGGCTTAAGCCCCTTCTTGGACACAGGTTTCTCGAGCGGTGCCGTGTAACGGATCATGAAAACCTCGCCTTCGCGATGGTCAGGAGGGATTTCATGGTCACCGTCAGTCGCTCGGGCTTGTGGAGGCGTTGGTTAGCGTGCCGGTTGGCGTGAGTACTCCACCGGTGCCCTTGTTCGTGCCGAATGTCGCTGCATCTCCGCTCAGGAAAACAGCCGGGGCTGTCCCGGTCGGAGTCGAGCCGTCCGCGCCTAAGTCAACAGGCTTCCCCGCGCTCATGAACTTCGCGCGAACCTCGGAATCACTGAAGTCAACGAACTGCCCAGGTGCCCACCAGAACTCGGCCATTCCGCCCGAATAGAAGGTCGCGTTCTCCAGGATGTCTGGTAACGCGAAACTCAATCCACCAAAACCGGGCATGAACTGATCGCCGAAGTCCTGAACAGAGCCAGTCTTGTCGATGCCATTGATGAAGAGCTTGATGATCTTCTCGCCCTCCAGATGATTCGCATCAAACATGCCGGCAACCCATTGCCACGCGCCGTTAACAATCGATCCCGGCACACCATCGGCATTCAATCTGAAGAGTCCACCGACGAACGACGCCATCTCATTGCCAACGCCCGATGGCAGAAAATCAGGTGGCCCGCTGCCCGATCCACCAAACCACTCGGTGTTAAAGTTGGTAGTGTCGGGGATGAAGATCGCGCGATTCTGATGCCAATCATCAGGGTTCAACCAGACGCTGAACGAACCAACATAACTGTCCACCACACCGGCCAATGATTCGGCAATCAGATTTTGGGTGCTGCCGTCGAAATGGACAGCGCCCACAGTCGCTCCACCACCCCCGCCCGCGCCTATATTCGCCGCGACCTGCGCCAGCGACAGTCCGCTACCGGCCAGCATGTCAGGCGGTCCGTCCATAGAGGCGGAATATGTCCGCCGAGAAAGCCATGAGCGTCAGCAAAACAAACTGCGCCGCAGTTGAAAGCTGATCGTCCGGCTCACCGATCGTTACGCCCGATGCCGTGAGCGTTACCTGGCCGGCGCCGCCTTGGCTGATGCCACAGATGAAATCCGATGGCAGACCAGCCGGGACAGTCAGAGTGACCGCCGAAGCGGCCGTGAAATCGAGAATCTTGCCGTGGTGATCTTTCGTGAGCGCATAGGCAGTTGCGCTGACCACTTCGATCTGCGGCGTTGCGAGTAACCCGACCTGATCCAGAGGCACCCGCTCTCCGTCGTCCCCATTGGGGCGGAAGGTTCTCACGAAATCAGTCATGATTTTTACCTCTGAGCGACCACATGGCCGCATCGACAAAATGCTCGCGAAGAGCGTTGGGGAATTTGATTTTCGACGCCGGTCCGCCGCCTAGAATGGCGAGGCCAATCCTGGCCGAAAGCGTCTGGTCTGAACTTCCGCCAATGAGCGTGTTCAGCAGGCGAGAAAAGGCAGAACCGACATTGCTGAGATAGTTGGCCATGCCGCCCTCCCCCGAGGTAGTCGGCGGGCCCGAAGGCCCGCCTTGCGCATTAGATCGCGTCTGCCGTGCCCAGCTTGTAGGTGGCTTGCGTCGAAGGCTGGTTGTGATCGCCGTACAGGACCAGGACCGCCGACCATTCGCATGTGTCGGTCGCGCCGCGAGAAAGGTTCGGCGTGATCTGCGTCCGGACGAACTGGCGGGCGCCGGCGAGGTCGATGTCGACTTCGTAGGTGCCGGTTTCGACCGAACCGCCGGAGTCACCGGTGGCGACGACAGCGGCCGCGAAAGCCGTGGCGAAGTCAGCCACGCCAGTGCCGGCGAGCGCGGTGGCGTCCTGGAAGTTGCCGGCGAAGGTCAGGGTCTCGCCGGTTTCGAGCGTCGCGGTGAAGGCGATCACCAGCTTGGCGGACTGTGCCATGCCAATGCCTTCAAGTTCGCGATCGATCCAGGCGCAGTCGACTTCGGTGGCGTCACCGGAGCCGGCTGCCACGGCTGTCTTGTTGATTGCAGCAAAGGCAGTGCGGCTGTAAGCGCCGCCGTCGAGCATATTTGCACGCATGTTGGAATCTCCTTCTCGTGCGTTTTCGTCTCCGCCGAATTATTCCGACGGAGTTACAGCAGCGGCGCGCCGCTGAATTTCAGCGCCAATGACCTCGACGGCGGCGGCAAGCGTCTTCACGTCTTCGCCACCGGGGAGGGTTTTGGCCAACTTGACCTTCTGGAGGTGGTGCATGCTCTCCCAATCGTCCGGGATGGGCGCTGCGGTCACCTCTTTGATTTCGGCCGGCTGCTTCGGCTCAACGGAGTCGGCTACCTCGAAGGTCTCGATGCCTTCCGGCACGTTGACCAACTCGGCAGCCTTCTCCCTGAGCATCTTGCGAGCCGTATCCGGCGTCACACCAAAGATGCGGCCGGTCTTGGTGGAATGGACCGGCACGAGGCCGGTCTTTTTGACTACTTTCACGAAGATCTCCTGATCAGTGAGTCAAAGAGGCGCTTACGCGCCCCAGCGAACGCCCGGGATGACCGACACGGCTTCGAGGTAGCGCATGTCGAAATCCGCCTCCGCCGACGCCTTGATGTAGGTCAGGTCGTTCTGGAAGGCCGACACGGCAACGCCGTTGGTGACCACGGTCGCTTCGGTCGAGACCGAGAACGAGATGCCCATGCCCTCGCCGAAGAGGACGTGACCGAAGGCGATCAGCCAGATCTGCGTCTCGTCGGTGCCGGCGCCGCCATTGACCGGATTCTGGGTGGTGACCAGGACCGGCTTGTTGCGCCAGATCGGGCTCGCAAGCTGGAGTTCCGGGTAGTAGCGGTTGCCGTTGCCGTCGCGCATGTTCTGCAGGTGGATGAACGTGCGCGGGGACATGACCCACTTGGCGCCCAGCATCGGCAGGTTGGCATTCATCATGCCGAGCTCCGCCGAGGAAGCGTCCGCCTCGATCTGCGCGACCGTCGGCGCGGTGCCGGTGGCCGTCAGGGTGACGGTGGTGACGCCTGCAACGGTGGTGATGCCCTGCGGGGTGTAGGCCGTGCCCTCGCCGATGTAACCGGCGCGGTCGATCTCGACGCCCATGACGTTGGCCATGTCCATCTCGACCCAGGAGCGCACATCCGGCAGCGAATAGCGGATGAGCTGGTTGGTGATCGGCACGAGGGCGTCGACGTACTTCGCCACCATGTTGATCTCTTTGAAGGTCGGCTGGCTCTTGGCGATGGCCTGGCCTTCACCACGCCATCCGGCGGTGGCGCTCGAACCCGCCTTCGGCATCTTGTAGCTGCCGTTGATCAGCGGCACGCGACGCGGGCCACCCTGCAGGAACGTGGTCGTCGGGCGAAGAACGTCGATGATCTCGCTCGACATGGCTTCCGGAAGCAGAACGCCGCCAGCGGCCGCCGAACCCGAATTCAGGGCGCGGGTCTTCTGGGCGGAGTCGAACTCGCGGGCCACATGGCCGTAGCCGGCCGCCTCGAGGTGACGGAAGACAGCCTTGGGGCCGCCGGCCTTCTCTTCGATCCAGGCGCGAGCCATGGCGGCGATCATGAGCCCGGTCTTTTCGACCGTGGTCAGCTTGACCGCGACTTCAGCGGGAGTGCGCTCGACGGAGCCGGCCGGATCGTTTGCCGGAAGAGCGGCGCGGGCGCGGGCTTCATCAGCCTTCGTCAGCGCATCGATCTTCTTCTCGATCTCTTCGAGTTCGGTGTTCTTGGT